AAGGCTGTTTCATCAATATGGCGGAGTTCAAAGGCTCTCCGATAGCCTGATCCCAGACGCCGAACTCTAGGAGCTGCAAGCCACATATGCAGTGGAAGAAATGCAGACCATGTTTCATAGTCATCATCGGAATAGCGAAACCATGCGGTTGCGTTTTCCTTCCCACAGATCAGAGTAGTCTCCGGGAAGAACTTTGTGTCGGGAACTTGCCCGTCGATTTGCGGTGTCCGGATAGTTACACCGATAGGAGTAGTTGTAAATGTAATAGCCATTAAGGACCCCCAATAACTTCATCAGGAATCACGTCGTAAGTATTACTCATAGACAACGTGAGCGGAAATCCAGTTGCATAATCCTGAACCAAATCAAGCAAACCAATACCAGAGTAGAAAACCCCTGTAAAGTGGGTGGATGAATACGAACGAATCTGAATGGGAAACCCTGGATCTCCATCATCCAGAATCGTTGGGTCGATTGTTTGCTCTCCGACATAGTATGCAAAATGGTTATTGTCGATATACAGGGAAAAGAATCTTCCATTATAAACTGAGTTTGTAGCCCGTCGAACATCAACCACATCCCCATCTGACAATCCATGTGCTATAAATTTCACGAACGCATACTGCTCTTGGTATCTTATATTCGCAGCCATCAGCCACCTCCTCCTTCACTAACCCACGACGCACCCGGTATTAAACTATTCCACTTATGCCAAGTATTCATTGCCGTATCAAATACCAGGGTTATCGCAGAATCCTTCAGCGTCAGCACATACATCGGATGCCCGTTGATCTTGACAAAGTATGCCCAGACTTCACTTAACCCATCTGCGGAAATAACTCGATCTACGAAGGGCGTAGAGATCTTCTCAGGCACAGTCCCGTTGAAGCGATAGATGGAGCGACCTTGCTGCCTCGTTACACCCATGAAGTACAAAGTATTCTCCGTATCCGCAATCGAATCCGCCTGACAACAACCTACCAACGCAATTGCATTAGTGACTGGGAGGAGTGGAGATCCGACTGGATTTGCCGCGTCGTAGAAAAACTCTGTTGTGTATGTTCCAAACGCCACTACATAGTTAATCATACGCCGTAATGCTACTCCGGAGTCGGGCATTGAACCCGCTTTGATTACATTGAGCCCTGACCAGGTTAACGGATCTTCCAACTCTGACCCGTAGATCTGCCCATTTGGAGTCATCACATAGTACGTTCCGTCCAAATAAGCCGCCCCAGGAACCGTCGTTGCTGGATAGTCGACATCAGATACTGCCGTAGCCACCATATCATACACACGGAAAGCTTTTGTTGTAGACTTCAAAAAGAAACTTTTAGCATGATTACTGTCGGGAATCTGGACAAAGAAATAATGTCCTGTTGATGACCCACCAGTCAGAGTACATTTCGCCGCCTGCCCAGCTGATCCATATCCATGATCGCTGGCATAACAATAATACAGAACCCCACCGGAGATAAAGTAAATGTCTTCTTCCAACTGGTAGATTCCCTGAGCCGTAGCTGTGGGAACAGTGACATTTGTATAGTCATCAGGGTTTGGGGGATAGAACTGCACGATCCCTGTTCCAGGCCTTTTAACCGCAAACATCTGCCCCGAAGCCCCGCTCTCTGCAAACGCATTAAGACTGACCTCGTCCTTCAGTCCGCCAGAATCCCGCGGCCCATAAGCAACTGCCAAAGGAAGCCTCATGCTCAACGTCCAGTCGGATCAACAGTGAAATACACGCTCGACTCCTCCAGAGAGTATCCAAAGCAGTCATCCACGAATTTCGCAGCTTTTGCAGCAACCTCTCCCCGAACATCAGCCGGACATCCGTACTCTAGGGAAAGTTCATCCGCGAGGCCCCACTTGATTGCCTGAAGCCATTCTTGGGGGAGATCGAAATTATCAGTTGCCGTAACCATATCTTGGATCGGCATCTGTACTATCCCGTGGAAAGTTCGGCCGAGAGCAGTAGGCACAGGATAAACAGTCACAATCCCCGTGTCTAGTTGGGGATCATACCAGTACTGATTCGGAACACCAGTCTGAGCTTTGTACCCAAACTGATTATAATCCTGCCGAGCAACTTGTAGTTGTGGGGTATCTTGTCCTGTCGCATCATCCCGAATCCAGGCGTCACGAAACTTAAGAGGACGATCACCACCCCTTCCCAAGGGAATAATAGTTACTTCATACCCGCCCGCAGCATTGGTAAGCACTACTGAGGGAGCACTATAGTTAGACCCTGGTACAGTGACCGCAATGGAAGTAATAATTCCGCCGTTGATTACATAATTAACTGTTCCATCAACTCCAGCTCCTCCATCCAGGATGGGGGCCGTCCACGTTCCGTCTGTACCACCGCTACCAGGGTTAACAATCGTAATTCCTGCATCATCAATTGATCCACCTGTCAATCCGAGGGGGTATGATGCTGCACCGGGAAGCAAAGAAAAGCTAATGTCTACCAGTTTCCACAGCGGAATTCCGCGCATCTGCCAGGCTTTCAGTACGATATTAAGAGCCTGATTGCAATTTTCATAGTCCTCAATCGTAGGAACTCCACCAGCTCCCAATTCTCGAAGCACCCGCAACGACGCTTTAATGCAATCATTCCGAGTCATAGTAAAGGTTGTTACACCAGACAAAGCCATATCAAACTCCTAAAGGGTTCGGGGGCAGCGGAAGCGCGCTAGCCTCCGCAACAAAGGTTGGTTCAGTATCCGGGCGATTGATCCTGACCGTCGGATCTTCTCGGATCGCCCGAACAAAGTCTTGAGGATGTCGCGGTTCCCAGTGACGAGGGCACACATAGAACCCATCCCAGGTTTTTTGCAGCGAGGATGCTTTGACAATGCGTCCACAGGTATCGCAGATCGCATTGTTATCTCCTGCTTTATAATAAGACTGTCCCATCACTTTACTCGCTTGAGTCGAGGATTAGCTTTCTTCGCCGCCGGACTAGCTCGACGAGTAGCCGCTGCGAGAATAGCTCCAGCGTCCTGCCGACTAACCCCCGACTTGGCTGCAATTTTCGCTTGAACCGCTTTGAACCCTGGATGTGCTTTAGCCATTGTTATCTCCTAGATAACATCACGTTTTAACAGCATTACAAATTTATCTGTCAACGGTTTGACAAATCCTTTTGTAGTGATGTCAAACTTCAACCCGAAATAATCAAGGGTTCCTACGTAGTCTGAACCAGTTGGGCCATACACAACACCCTTGAGAACTTGGCTCGGACTCGGCCAAACAGCCCCACCAAAGAAACTAATATTGACTGAACTTCCTGTGTAGGTGTAAGCTCCTCCAGATGCCTGAAGAATACGATTTCTGTTGAGAGAAGCGGCACCTCCGGTAAGAGTGTAACTTCCCCCAAGGGCTGTAATCAACTTCCCCCGAAGCAGTAATGCATCTGCCCCAATCTGACTGTAAGAACCACCTTGCGCAATAAGTGAACGGTTCCGAGAAAGGATAGCAGTCTGTCCCGTCAGAGAATACGTACCACCTTGCACAATCAATTGTTTCGAGCAAAGGATACTAGCAGAACTTCCTGTAAGAGAGTAGGAACCCCCGAGAGCAGTAAGCGTATAATTTGCCGAAATCGGGACGTAGGTGAAATTGATTTGTGCACCAGTGTAGGTATATACTCCACCAGTCGCTGAAAGATTTCTATTGCGCGAAATTATCGCGGAAGCTCCAGTAAGCGAATACGCTCCACCCGTACTAGTTAACACTCGATCACGCTTGATAGTAGCGAACCCGCCGGTCAGAGTATATGCACCACCACTAGAGGTTAACTTTCTATTACGACTGATTATACTTGCCGCACCCGACAGAGTATAGGTACCTCCTGTAGCAGTTAGAACTCTTCCCTTAACCAGATTCGCAGAAGCCCCGGTTAGCCCATACGTTCCCCCGGATGCAGATAGGTTTCGATTCCGAAGCAAAATAGCGGACGCGCCTGCGAGAGAGTATGATCCTCCTAAAGCTGTCAACGTATAGCCCGTAACCGTTGACTTCGTAATGACAGCATCCTGACCCGTGTAAGTATAAGCTCCCCCGGAAGCAACGATAACCTTACTTCTCAGTAAGATTGCATTAGCTCCGTTTAAAGTATAGGAACCCCCGGACGCTTGAATATACTTTGAGCGAAGAAGCGTTGCCGCTGCCCCGGTCAAAGCATACGCACCACCACTTGCAACAATTCTCTTTGAACGTAAGAGTCCGACGCTCGCCCCAGTAAGAGAATACGTTCCCCCCTGCGCTGTGAGCTTCCAGTTAAGATTCTTCTGGAGAATCGCAGAAGCACCCGTTAAAGCATAGGAACCACCACTTGCAAGAATATACTTTGATCTATTGAGAATGGCTGACGCACCCGTCAGTGCGTACGAACCCCCGGAAGCGACAAGATTCTTACTACGAAGAAGGGTGGCACTTCCCCCGGTGAGTGAGTAGGAACCCCCACTCGCCGTAAGTTGATATGTATTACCTACGGCCCGCTTAAACAACCATATCTGAGTGGTTCTATTAGCGTTCTTTGAATCGGTGAAAGTAGCTGCATATGTTCCTGTTGCGGATACAGCCCTAAACTCACTAGCAAGAATCTGATTCGACCCAATAAGAGTATAATCAGTACCAGCCGCTATTGTGCCGGAGCCAGGATTTAGATTGCTTGTATCCTGCGTAAATCCGAAAATAAAATCGGTCGCATTAGTTGTAGTTCCGTAGGAAGAAGACGAAATACTATCTGTTGTTGTCCCTACATTTGTTTGCGCTTGCCCTAGCGACCCATCATATGGATTAGTTGTTGCTATTCCTGAAAGTTCATGAACACGAAGACGACGAAATGGAGCTACCGCAGAAAACGTAGCCGTAATAGTAACGCTACCCGCCCCTACATTTTCTAGAAACCCAACTTGGCTAGCTTGATTATTCGTAGCATCAGTAACCTGCGAACCTAAAGTTCCAGAAGTCAAACCAAAAGTTATATTAGATACAGTCTGCCCTGAACTATTACCCCAACCCACATGAGCAACAATAAGATTACCCGCGGTAACGCCGGTAAGCGTAAGTGCTATTGTTGTAGCTGTTCCTCCTGAATCATCTACAGTATAAGCGTCTTGGACAACCGGGCTATTGAATGTCCGCGATATTGTTGCCGAAGCACCAGTTACATTGTACACTCCTCCCTGTGCTGTAAGCACATAGTTCGCTACTTCGTTATGCGGAAGGAGGAGGAGCAGAGACATCGCTTATTCGACGGTGATGGTGATTTCCCAACCTGTGTTACCGGCAGCGGAGTTGGTTACTTGAACGCACTTTAGTCCCTGGTTCTGACGCAAAAGAATACCGTGTTGGTTTCCGTTGGTCAGGCCCCCTGTAAGGGATTGATTCACCAGTTCAAGACCACCTTGCGATGCGATCAGGATAGTTGCTGTGTTTGTCTCTTCCGAGCTCAGTGAGTAATTCTTGATAGAGCTACCGGAAGTTGTCGCTCCTCCAGTTGGCTTCGAACGACAGGTAATATCCGCGTCAAGAGATGTCTGGGATAGATCAGGAAGCCAAGCTGTCTGCGCCGTACCACCAGTTCCAACAGCGGATGTGCGAAACAACTGCCAATCGAATACAACACCAGTAACGGCAGTGGTGATATTCGGAATCTGCTTGATCGATACCACCCTGACCAGCAGGGCGGCGTCGGCATTGAAAAGATCCCAGTGGATTGTGTTCGCTGAAGCGACATGAACTTGGGGCGCAATCGCGTAGATGTATGTATCCTTACTTCCCAAGATATGCCCACCCTCATCAGCC